AACTATAAGAACTTTTCATAGAACTGAAGCCATACGAGATGGCCTATGGAATGAATTTGGAATTGCAGGACAAAGAGACCAATGGGAAACTGCTCCTTCAACAAGCTCCTCTGGGGTTTGGGACGCAGCAGCAAACGCTGCAGCGGCTGAAGGCGACGACCACGCTGCTAGTGGGCCCGGCGGTAGAATTGGACAGCCTGATACAGTACCGGGCGAACTTACCATGCATCATGGTAATTTGGCCAAGCCTACTAACTTTGATTACAAAGCGAAACACGGTACAACATCTTAATTTAAAATGGACTGAGCAGGGCTTCGGCCCTGCCAGTCCTTTATTTTTTTAAAGGAGAAAATGAAATGGGTGATAAACTCAAAAAGCTAGTTACGTCTAGACGATTCTGGGTTGCTGTAGCTGGGGTTGTAGCTGTTACAGCTCAAGCTCTGGGCGTGGATATTTCGCCAGAGGTAATCCAGAATGTCGTGATTATTGGCGCATCTTGGATTGTAGGTGAATCTCTTCGTTCTTCGGAGGCAGAAGGTTAGAAGATGCCTCTAAAAAACAAAGAAAAAAAGAAGTCGGAAATAGCTAGAGACAAGGAAGACAAAAAGGCGGTCAGGGAAGACAAAAGGGGCGATAAACGAAGCTTTAGACTGGATAAAATCAGTGCATTAACGCTGAAAGCAAAAGAAGTTGCTGCTAAGCGAAAGTGGCTGGCTATAATCCTTGGGCTTGGTATCGTCATTTATTTTTTAGTCTCAGGAGGAGGGCTTTCTAAGATAGCCCCCATTCTGGAAAATGTGAAAGGACTATTTTAATGTCTGATGAAAAGAAACCAAAGAACAGAAGAAAGCTGATTATAATCGGACTTGTGATAGCTTTATTTTTTGCTTACAAATCTGGTAATCTTAATGGAGTTCTAGAAAATCTTAACCTTCCATCGCTAAAAGTGCAAAATCAAACTGATGAAAAGTCCGTATGTCCGCACGACTGCGAAGAGTGCAAGGATATAGACTGCAACAACTGCGAGTCTTGCGTGGAAGGCTGTGGCTGTAAATAATAAATATGGAAAAAAGCTTCAGATACACCAAACAAATTAACACAGACATAGCCGCCTCATTCTCAAAAGGCGGCTGCAAAAAATGTTTTGGCCGAGGTTTGGTCAAAGGAACATACCCCTCTGGAGAAAAGTTCACAGACTATTGCCCATGTGTTATGAAAAACTTAAAGAGTCAAAAAATTTCTTACTGACCTCTTTTTGCGGTGTATAAAATCCCATCGAGACAACAGAGCGTAAAGAATCTTAAATTCTCGCTAAAAGCGGCACGTCTCGACTTGCAGTAACTGCCAAGGCTCATTATAATTAAACAGCTACTTTCACAACAAAGTAAATCCTTACAGAGCTAAGATGGTTTTAAAGTGCCGCCTCTAACACCCGTGACCTTGAGCAACGCATACTGATGTTTTGCTCAAGGTCTTTTTTCGTTACAATGGAGTTCACTGATGGGTCTGTATCAAAACACTAGGGGAATTTAGGAATCTTCATGCCTGACATAAAAGTAAAAAAAAGGAACGGAAAACTAGAAGAAGTAAACTTAGACAAAATCAATAAGTGCGCCGAGAGGGCGTGCGAAAATCTGCAAGAGGTCTCTGCTAGCGAAGTTGTCCTCGACGCAAGCCTACAGCTTTACAATAAAATCCCTACGTCTGAAATAGACAAAGCTCTAATAATGTCCGCCCGCTCTAAAATAGAGAAAGAGCCAAATTACTCATATGTTGCTGCACATATGCTGCTCAATAACCTATACAAAGAAGTTTTTGGCCAAACGGTAGTGTCGGAAACCATCGACAAATTGTATAGAAAGTCATTTGTGCAAAACCTAAAAACACTTGTTACGGCGGGCAGGCTTAGCAGTGAAATGCTAGAGTATGATTTAGAGTTATTGGCTGAAAATCTGGATATCTCTAGAGATGGGAAATTCAAATACTTGGGGATACAGACCCTTTACGACAGGTATTTCATCCATATTGAGGGAAGAAGAATGGAGTCTCCTCAGTCTTTCTACATGAGGGTGGCTATGGGCCTTTGCTTAGAGGAAGAAAACAAAGAAGAAAAAGCCATAGAAATGTATGACGCAATGTCCCAGTTTAGATATTCGCCCTCAACCCCGACACTATTCAACAGCGGAACAAATCGCTCACAACTCTCCTCTTGTTACCTGAGTACTGTCCATGACTCTATTGATGGAATTTTTGGGACGATACATGGGCAGGCTAGGCTATCAAAATATGCAGGAGGACTTGGTGTTGACTGGACTTCTGTACGCTCCACAGGCTCCTACATAGAAGGTACAAATGGACAGTCTTCTGGACTGGTTCCTTGGCTTAAAATATTCAATGATACTTTAGTTGGGGTAAACCAAGGAGGAAAAAGGAAGGGCGCTGGTTGTGCCTATTTGGAAGTTTGGCATCTGGATATAGAAGATTTTCTTGAACTAAGAAAAAACACAGGAGATGACAGGCGCAGATGTCATGATATGAATACAGCTCTATGGGTTTGTGATGAATTTATGGAGGCTTCAGTTAAAAATAAAGAGTGGTATCTATTTGACCCCTCAGAATGCCCAGACCTTCATGAAACTTACGGCAAAAAGTTTTCTCGCCTTTATAAGAAGTACAAAAAAAGGGCGGACGAGGGGGAGATTAAGAATTTCAGAGTTGTTCAAGCTAAAGACCTTTGGAAAAAAATGTTAAAGTCTCTTTATGAAACCGGTCACCCTTGGATTACATTCAAAGACCCCTCTAATATTCGCTACAGCAATAAGCACGAAGGAATTGTTCATTCCTCAAATCTATGCACTGAAATTCTTCTACATACAAAACCAACCCTTCATGAAGAGGGGCAGGTTGTTGAGATAGGAGAAACTGCGGTATGCAACTTAGCGAGTATAAATCTTGAGGGCCACATAAAAGTTCGGAGCATAGACTGGAAAAAGCTTCAGGAGACAGTAGAAATAGCCGTAAGAGGTCTTGATAACGTGATAGACCTGAATTTCTACCCAACAAAAGAAGCCGAAAACTCTAACTTAAGGAACCGGCCAATTGGGCTTGGAGTCATGGGTACTCACGGAATCCTTCATAAGCTTGGAGTCGGTTATGACACTAAAGATGCCGTTCTCTTGTGTGGCAAAATACAAGAATTCATCTCATACCACGCCATACTGACCTCCTCACGACTGGCAAGAGAGAGAGGGGTTTATGAGTCTTACAAGGGCTCTGAGTGGGACTCTGGGAACTTCCCTATTGATACGTACTGTCAAGTAATGAATGAAAGACATCCGGAGTACCTAAGGACAGGGAGGGGCAATCATTATAAAGCGTCAGATTTTGAACGTCTTGAATGGAAAAAAGTAAGAGAGCATGTTTCTAAATACGGAATGCGTAACAGCAACGTAATGGCAATCGCCCCAACCGCCACTATCTCGTACATACAAGGCTGCTCTCAGTCTATAGAGCCTGATTATTCGGTTCTGTTTGTCTACTCTACGCTGAGTGGAGAATTTACGATGATTAATGAGCACTTTGTTGAAGTAGCAAAGAAAAAGGGTATATGGGGGCAAGGACTAATTGATGCCCTAAAGGCTGCGGACGGAGATGTATTATCCATTGATTTGAATGAGGACATTCAAGAAGAGTTCAAAAGTGCATTTGATATAAATGCAGAGACATTAATAGAGGCAGCAGCAGAAAGACAAAAATGGATTGATATGGGTCAGTCCTTCAATCTATATAATAAAGGAACCAGTCTAAAGTATCTCAACGATATGTATGTGTATTGTTGGGAACAAGGGCTTAAAACTACATATTACCTGAGAAGTAAATCGGCCACCAGAATAGAAAAATGCACCATAGAAGAAACAGCGACTGAAACCTCAACAGAGCCTGAGGCCTCAACAGAGCCTGAGGCCTCAATAGAGGAAGACCTGAGCCAAGTCAAGGCCTGTTCTATAGATAATCCTGACTGTGAAAGCTGCCAATGAGATTTGAAGAATTTAGACAGTCGGGGACTTCTCCTTTAAGATACCGACTGGAGCTTAGTCCCGAGGAAGCAGAAAAGACAAAAGACTTATTATATAAAATAATTGAAAGACTAAAAGAAAATGGAAAAAAGTAAAGAAATCATTTCAGATAAAGTTGCTGTTGTAAATCAGATTTTACCGCACACAAACAAGTGGGCTTGGGATTTGTTTATAGACGGAGCCGCAAACAACTGGATGCCAACAGAAATCTCTATGGCAAAAGACATAGAACAGTGGAAAGGCAAGACTCTTTCAGAAGAGGAAAAGCTAGTTGTTAAAAGGTGCTTGGGTTTCTTTGCTGGTAGTGAGTCTCTTGTTGCTAATAATTTACTCCTTTCTATCTTCAAGTATGTGACAGATGCAGAGTGCAGGCAATATATACTAAGACAAGCCTATGAAGAAAGCCTGCACAATCTAACTGTTGTTTACTGTTGTGACTCTCTTTGCCTAGACATTAATGAGGTGTACGAAGCCCATAACTCTATACCTAGCATAAAGTCCAAAGATGACTTCCTTATGCAGATATCAACAGATATAAACAGAGCTGATTTTAACATAAATACAATAGAAGGGAAAAGAGAGTTCCTTAGGAATCTTATCACCTACTATATTGTATGTGAAGGCATATTCTTCTATTCTGGTTTTGCGATGCTTCTGTCATTCAACAGGCAAAACAAGCTCCCGGGAATTGGGGAACAAATCCAGTACACCCTCAGAGATGAGAGTCTTCATATAAAGTTTGGAACAAAGCTTATCAATAGAATAAGAGAAGATAACCCAAGAGTATGGACTAAGGCTTTTGAGCTAGAGACAATAGAGCACATCCAAAAGGCTATAGAGCTAGAGATACAATACGCAGAGGACGTCCTACCAAATGGAATACTCGGGCTAAATTCTGAGATGTTTATAGAATACATGTCTTTTATAGCCAATAGAAGGTTGACCAATTTGGGAATAGAATCATCCTATAAGGAGTCAAAAAACCCTTTTTCTTGGATGAGTGAAATAATTGATTTAGAAAAATGTAAAAACTTTTTTGAGACAAGAGTAACTGAATATCAGGTCGCTAATGTAGAAGACGATTTTTAATGGCAAGAAAAGTTCCAAAATACCTACAGGGTGAAAGACCTAGACAGCATGTAGCCCTTAGAAATAAAATAGAGGCCAAAAGCTACAATCAAAAAAACTATATAAAATCCCTACATAAAAATGAGATTACCTTCTGCAACGGTCCGGCAGGAAGCGGAAAAACACATCTGGCCGTTGCCTGCGCAATAGAGGCGGTATCTAAAGGCATAGTTAGTAAGATTGTTGTAACTAGACCTGTTATGTCAGCAGGGGAAAGCATAGGATACCTTCCCGGAACAGCCGAAAGAAAGTTGCATCCGTATATGTTGCCTGTTTTTGATGAATTTGAATACTACGTGTCCAAAGAACAAGTATCTTTCTGGAGGAATGAGGGTACGATTGAGGTCGCCCCAATTGGCTTTATGAGAGGGCGTTCTTTCCACGATTCCTTCATTATTGGCGATGAGTGTCAAAATTTATCTATGGAACAAATGAAAATGTTCTTGACAAGGATGGGTAAGGGGTCTAAATTAGTAATAACGGGAGACGAATCCCAATCAGACCTTCCCTTAAGGTTCAGAGGAGCTTTCCAAACATGCCTAGATAAGTTGCAAGACATTGATGGCCTAGGCATTGTAACACTTGAAAATCAAGACATTGTAAGAAACTCAATAATTCCAAAAATTTTAGAAAAACTAGGTGAATGATGCCAGAGTATTCATATATTTGTGATACAGAAAATGAAGGGTGCGGACATTTTTTTTCAGTTTTTCAAAACTTGTCGCAGTATAAGCCATTAAAAAAATGCCCAAGTTGCAGCAAACATAGATTAATTAGGGCTTATGAAGAAGACCATGTTTATAGCTCAACTAAATCATCAACAAAAGGCATGACACTTGGCAGCCTAGCCGACAAAAACACGTCAAGGCTGAGTGCCGATGAAAAGGAATCACTAAGAAAAAAACATAATGAATATAAAGGAACAAATAACAAGCCACTTCCAAAAGGAATGAAGAGAAGAACTTCAGACGAAAATGCTTGGTATAAAACATCAAATTTTTCAGATATTAAAAATATGTCTGATACACAAAAGAAGAACTACATAAGGACAGGCAAGAAAAATGGTTAGAATAACAAGAGAAGAGCTTAATCAGTCACTAGCTTCCCCTAGCAAAACGGAACAAAAAACTGAAGAGAGCCAAGACAAAACGACGATTGCCTATACTCTTGGACTGCAAGAAGTAGACGAGGCAGACTCCACGGCTTACGCAAAACAAACAGAAAATAAGGGCAAGAGGCTTTACTATGTGAAGCAAAATCGCTATGGCTCACTCTACAATCCTCAAGGAATGTATTCCGAAAGGAATCAGGCCAAAATGAATAGGTATGGAGCGAAGTGGTCATTTAAGGAAGTCACACAGAAGACTTTTGACCAATATTTAAAATTCTTGGAAACTAAAAATGAAGCTTGGCTTTCAAACGCCGAGAGGGAGATGGCATAATGGCTAGAGGAAAACTTACTCAAAATGAGAAATATATTATTGAGGGCATGAAGAAAGACGGTATTTCGGCGGCTGATATTGCCTCAAATATAGGAAGGGCACAAAAAACCGTACAAAGGCATCTGGATTCGACAGTTCAACAAGCCAAACCTATCGCCAAGAAAAAACAAAAAACAACAGAAGCTAAGCAGGTAACAGCCAAAGACTTAATCGTCAACAAGACGGTAGGCAAAGGAGAATCTGGGGTGGCCATTATGACAGAAGCGGCCTCTAGTAGAGGTGACGAATCTAGAGAGAGGGGCGCTCCATCTCGACTTTCTAACGGGGCAATTCAAAAGATATATCCAGATGAGTAAAAAGAAACTCAAGTATCCGTCAAGATACTCAAGCGGCAAAAATGTAACAGCTGCACAGTATATAGCGGAGCTGATATGTGAAAAACAGGCCCAGAAATCAAAAAAAGAGCTGCCTCAAAAGTTTTGGGACCTGCCTACTTGGAAAAAAACTTACAAGCAGCAGATATTTGCTGCTCTTGGTCTACTTAAAATATATAGTGAGGTTGCGATAATAAAAGCTCTGAAGACAAAAGAGGCCTATGGGATATACTCCTTAAGAGCTCCTTCTCTTGATAGAATAATTAAGGAGCAAGAGACTCAGCTGAAAAATCAAGAAGAGAGAAAGACAACCGAAGTAGAAAGAAAAAGCATTTCTTCCCACCCAAGAAAACACATCACAAAGAATACAGAGCTTGGGAAGCTCAGAGGGCTAGATGACTAACACAATAGAAAAAGATATAGTAAAACAGTTTGGAGAGGGGGTCATACGCTCAGGAGCATCTGTTGTTGATTCCGAGCTGCTTGTTATCCCTGTTTCTCCCGCCCTAAACCTAGTTTTAGGGGGAGGGATACCAGAGGGTAGCTTCATTACCTTTACAGGTCAGCCAAAGTGCGGCAAGACAACTACAGCCCTTCACTTTGCTGCCAGCTGCCAAAGAACCGAGTATGGGGGAGAGCTTGCTCCTGATGGTAGAGATGTCTATTTCTTCAATATAGAGGGAAGACTTAAGAAAAGAGACTTGGAAGGGATAAAGGGTCTTGACCTGAACAGATTTCATGTTATAGGGTCAGAACCCGGAAGAATATTGTCAGCAGAGGACTATCTTTCAATAGCAGAAAAAACAATAAACAATGTTCCCGGCTCTGTTGTAATTCTAGACTCCTATTCAGCATTGTGCACAGAAGCAGAGATTACATCCTCTATGGACAAGATGCAAAGAGCAGACGGGGCTAAGTTACTAGCTAAGTTTTGCAGGAAAGTGGCAAATGTTGTGCCTGTGAATAAAAATTTAGTAATGGGCATTACTCACCTTATGGGGAATCCTACGGGATACGGAGCAGAGTTCAAGGAGAAGTCTGGTCAGGCTGTCGCTTATCAGGTTGACGTTAAGTTGCGAGCTAGGAGATTTTCCCCGTGGGAGGTTTCTGGCACGCAGATAGGACAAACGATTGATTGGCAAGTTATTACCTCATCACTAGGGCCTCCCGGAGGTAGGATTTCTAGCTATCTAAGATATGGAGAAGGCATTGATGAATGTACTGAATTGGTGGCGATAGGAAGCGACTTGGGACTGATAGCCAAGTCTGGGGCTTGGTACAGGTTCGAGTTTGTAGAGGAAGAGGACAAGCCAAAATTTCAAGGTGCAGAAAAATGTAGAATCGAGCTAGAAGGAAATGCTAAAAGCAAAAAGAAACTTATTGAATCAATTAACACAATGCTAGGAATATGAGAGTACTAGACCTTAATGGAGAATATTCGACTTGGAGGATAACTGGCCATATACCAAAAGCAAACTCTACAAAATTGTGCTCTCAGTACCACCTAAGAGCAAGGAGCTTGCTTAAAGAGCTTTTCCCTGTCTGCCCTATTCTAGAAGAGGTTCCTATTTCAATAAGAAGGCTAGAGACCCTATATTTAGACTTTTACATACCTCTACACAACCTGTGCGTTGAGGTTCACGGAGAACAGCACTACTCTTTTATTCCTCATTATCACGGCAACTTGCTCGGCTTTGCAAAAGCAAAAAAAAGAGACAGGGAAAAAATTGAGTGGTGTGAAATTAATGAAATTACTATAGTTGAACTTCCCTATAATGAGGATTTAAATGAGTGGCAAACCAGAATTAAAAAAAGCTAACTCAGCGTCATATCAGTTGGAAAAATGGGACAAGATACTTGATGAGTACGAAATATCAACCGGCCTCGTCCCTTTTCTTGCTAACTATACGAACGCAGAAGCTACAAAGATGATGCACATGGATAGAAGCCAAATAGAAAAACTCAGCCCTCAAGATTGTGCTTCTGCCGCCTTAATTCTAAACGAGCTTTCCTTTCATGTCCAAAGGGCCTATAATAGAGAAACAGCAAGGGTCAACTGGTCCGAAAGCGCCATCAAGTCTGTAGTTGCTAACGAGGTTCAAGGCTACAAGGGCTACTCCTATGCCGAGAGGCTTGAACAGGCGGTGAAAAACAACGAACACGCAACCAAATTAAAAAAAATCAATATATACGCAAAGCAAAGAGCAGACAGGCTTAGTTTTTTGTCGTCCAATATAAGTAACAGGGCTGACATATTTTTAGCTGTGCAAAGGTCTAAAAGGATTAATAATGTTTGATGAAGCAACAAATGAAGCCCTCAAGAAATTAAGTAATAACGAACTTAAAAAAGTTAGTATGATGATTCAAAAACTAGCAGGAAAACAAACGAAAACAAAGAGAAAAAATTCACGGCCCAACAAAAGCGAAGATAATAAGGTAGTCTCGGTGGCAAAAACTAACTCTAGAAGGGTTAGAAGTGAGCCTGTCCCTACAGGGCCCAGAGAAAACCTATTTGAAAAAATGCAAGAGTTCAACCAGTTTAAAGAAGATGAAGAAACCAGAAGTAAATTATATGGAGCACCCCCATCTCCTCGTAACAGGAAAAGCAATCTGGTTGATGTTTTTTGTATGAACTGCGGAGGGGGCAGCAGCGTAGCAGCATCCCTAGTTCCTGCGGAGCAAAGCAGGTACTTGTGCAACAGATGTCAAGTGAGAGGGGCAAGAGGTTAAATGTCAGAATTAAGTCTTAATGATGTAGCCGCAGAGAGGGCTGTTCTGGCAGGGATTTGCTCTTACGGGGCTTCTGCCTACTATGACGTGGCGGATGTTATAAGTCAAGGTACGTTCACTGTTGACTCAAACTCAATAATCTATAAATGTTTAAAGCATGTGCTGGAAAAAGATGATACAGTAGCCATAGACCTTCCCACGGTTCTTTCAGCAGCGACAGAGCTTGGGCTTTCTTATTTTTTCGACAAAAGGG